GCTCCGCCGGAGGACGCCGGGCTGATCCGGCTGGACGACTCCACGACGCGCGGCGTGGCGATTTCCGTCGACGGCAACGGCCGGTACGCCCGGCTCGACCCGTACACCGGCGCGCAGGTCGCGCTCGCCGAGGCGTACCGCAACGTCGCGTGCACCGGCGCGCGACCGATCGCGGTCACCAACTGCCTGAACTTCGGCTCGCCCGAGGATCCGGCCGTCATGTGGCAGTTCGCCGAGGCCGTCCGCGGACTCGCCGACGGCTGCCAGGCGCTCGGCACCCCGGTCACCGGCGGCAACGTCAGCTTCTACAACCAGACCGGGACGACCGCGATCCTGCCCACACCGGTGGTCGGCGTCCTCGGCGTGATCGACGACGTCACCCGCCGCGTCCGGCACGGCTTCGGCGCGGACGGCGACCTCGTCTACCTGCTCGGCGACACCCGCGACGAATTCGGCGGTTCGGAATGGCACGCGCTGCACGGCTTTCTCGGCGGCCGGCCGCCGGCCTGACGGCAAGTGGCACGTCGAGGTCGTCGAGCACCTGGCCGGCACCGGCTGGCTGGCGCCACGCCTCGCCGAGCTGCAGGCCGCGCACCGGCCGCTCGGCGTGTGGTGCGACCCTGCGGGGCCTGCTGGCGCCGTTGTGGCGCCGCTGAAGGCGCTCGGCGTCGAAGCGAAGCCGGTTACGGCCCGGGAGCACGCGTCGGCGTGTGGCGCCCTGTACGACCTGGCGATCCAAGGCGACGTTCGTCACCGTGGCGAGCCGGAGCTGGTCGCCGCGCTCGACGGCGCCTCGAAGCGCCCGCTCGGTGACGCGTGGGCCTGGTCGAGGACGTCGTCGTCGGTGGACATCTCGCCGCTGGTCGCCATCACCCTCGCCTTGCACGGCGCCATGAGCGGCGGCAAGAGGCGCCGTGAGCCGAAGGTGCTCGACCTGGCCGCCCTGCTCGCCGAGGAACAACACGAGGCCGCTCAGCGGCCCTGAGACGCCCGAGGAGGGCCACATTGCGTGCTCGACTCGTGAAGCTCGCCGGCCTGCTCGGCGGTATCGCCATCGTCGCCCGGCTGCGGATCACCCGCAACGTCCCGCTGCTGCTGCAGCTGGCCGGTGCCGCTCTGATCTACCTGCCCGCCGGTTTCATCGCGGGCGGCGTCGAGCTGGCAGCGATGGGCACCCTGCTCGACGTCGCGTCGGCACCACCCCGCCCGGCGCCGGCCGGCGGTAGGCGCTGATGCCGGGCCTCGTCGGGCACGCCCGCTCGATGCCGGCCGACGGCGGCGTCGGTTGGTCCGACCCGTCGGCCATCCCGCCCAACTCGGCCTTTAGCCGGCAGCTGGCCGGCGTCGTCGTCAACGAGCACACGGCCCTGCAGATCATGACCGTCATGGCCTGCGTCCGACTCATCTCGGGCGTCGTCGGCGGGATGCCGCTGCGCGCGTACGTCAACGGGCAGGCCGGCGGCGGCAAGACGCAGCTCGACCCGGCGCCGCCGATCGTCGCCCAGCCGTTCGGCCCGGGCCTGTCGACGGCCGAGGGCATCGAGATGGGCGTCATTTCCCTGATGCTGATGGGGAACGCCTACTACCTCGTCGCCGACCGCGACTCGCGCGGCACGCCGATCCTGCTGCTGCCGATCCCGACGCAGTCGGTCAAGGTCCAGATGGTCCGAGGCGCCGCCACCTACAAGGTCAACTCGACGCCGGTCGACCCGAAGGACATCGTCCATATCCGGTGGGTCACCCTGCCGGGCGGCGTGACCGGCCTCGCCCCAATCGAGTACGCAGCGCAGGGCCTCGGCCTGACGCTCGCCGCCGAGGAGTTCGGCGCCCGATTCTTCGCCCAGGGCGCTACCGCTGCCGGCGTGCTGCAGTCCGACGAGGAGATTTCGGCCGGCACGGCCCGGCGGATCGCCCACGATTTCGCGCACAAGCACGGCGGCCTCGCCCAGGCGCACCTGCCGCTCGTGCTCGACTCCGGTCTGAAGTGGTCGCCGATCCAGGTGCCACCCGATCAAGCGCAGTTCCTGGCGACCCGCCAGTTCCAACGGCAAGAGATCGAGGGCTTTTTCGGCGTCCCGCCGCATCTCGTCGGCGACGTCGACGCCACGACCTCGTGGGGCTCGGGCATCCAAGACCAAAAGATGGACTTCCTGACCTTCACGATCAGCAAGTACCTCACCCGGTTCGAGGACGCATGGAATCGGATGCTCAACGGCGGCGGCGTCGGCCCGCAGTACGTCAAGTTCGGGACCGAGCAGCTGCTCCGAATGAACACGATCGACCGTTACAACGGTTACCTCGTCGCTCGCTCGGGCGCGTGGATGACGTCGGAGGAGATCCGGGCAGCGGAAGACATGCCGCCGGCCGACGACCCGGCCCTGTCCGATTTCGCTCAGCAGTTCAACACGATGCCGAAGCCGGCGCCCAATAGCTCGGGCGCCTCGACTGGCGGCGACGAAAAGGCGCTCTAGGAGGCCCGATGGCGAAAGCCAAGTACAACGCGGCGCAGCTGAAGGCACTCGGCGCCAAGGGGCACGCGTTCAAGAATCCCGACGGCAGCTACAGCTACCCGATCGACGACGCGGAGGACCTCGGCAAGGCGATCTCTGCTGTCGGCCGCGGCACGCCGACCACGATGCGATCCGCAAGTACATCATCGGTCGGGCCAAGGCGCTCGGGCTCTCGAAAGAGATCCCCGACGATTGGAACGCCGACGGCAGCCTGAAGGAATCGAAGGCGGCCGCAGCGGATGGCGTCGAGACGCGCGGCTATCAGCTGACCAAGGCGCAGCTTCAGTGCGCCATTGCCGGCGCACTGCCGACCTGCCTCGACGGTTCGGTGCCGTGGGTGTGGGTCGCCGATTTCGACGACGACACGGTCGTCTACGAGGTCGACTGTGACGGCTATATGCAGGTCGGCTACACCCTCGACGACAGCGGCGTGCAGCTCACGGGCCAGCCTACGCCGGTCATGCCCGTGACGACCTACCTGCCGGTCGCCTCCGGGCGTTCGTGCACTCGCACGCCACACTCACGGCGCCGGCAACTACGGCCACGACGGCTCGGATTTCGAGGTCACGCACACGCACGGCCACGACGAGGACCGCTCAGCGACACCCGAGGACGCCGGGATCACCGAGAAGATTGTCGCCGCCAAAATGGCGACGTTCGCTGCGCTCGAAGCGCAGCACGCCGACCCTGACGCCGGCACCGACCCCGACGACGTCCGAGTGCAGTCGCATCTCGAAGACGCTCTCGACTCGCTCAAAGAGGCGCTGGTCGACCAGGCGATCGACCAGGCCGGCATCGACCCCGACGCCGACAGCGAGCCGGCCGGCCGCAGCCGTATCCCGGTCGTCGTCAAGCGCGGCACGTTCACCGACTTGACCGAACGCGAGCAGCCGGTCGTCGGCCGCCTGCAGGTCCGGGCCGCGGTCACCGAGGACGGCCTGCCGGTGTTCGCTGGCTACGCCTCGACGACCGGCGACGCCTACCGGGTGGCGGACTGGCTCGGCGAGTACGACGAGACAATGCAACCCGGATGCTTCAGCAAGGCGTTGCGCGACGGCGGGTACGTCCCGCTGCTGATCGACCACGAGGGCTTTCCTCTCGCGGCGTGGCGGTCGGGTAGCGACGCCGACACCCTGAAGCTGGCCGAGGACGGCCAGGGCCTGCGAACCGAGGCGGCGCTCGACGTCGTCGGCAACCCGCACGCCCAGGCCCTGCACTCGGCACTGAAGCGCGGCGACCTCGACAAGATGAGCTTCGCTTTCCGGGCCGTCAAGCAAACGTGGTCGGCCGACTACAGCGACCGCCAGGTCACCGAGGCCCAGCTGTTCGACGTCTCCGTCGTGAAGACCCCGGCCAACCCGGGTACGACCGCCGGCCTCCGCTCCGCTATGGCCGACGTGATCGGCCGAGAGGGCCGCAGCGTCCTGCACGAGCTGCGTTCCGGTAACCGGGGCCCCGAGCATCTCGAAGCCGCCCTGAAGGTCCTGAGGGAGGCCGACGAGCAGGTACTGGCCCGCTCCGAGCTGCGCTACGCCGGCCGTGGCCGACTGCTCGTGGTCGCGTCGCTTCTCTCCGAGCAGCGGGCCGGCAAGGTCCTCTCGAAGGCCAACAAGGCGCTGGTCGACAAGGCCGCCGCCGCGCTGTCCGAGGCGCAGGACCATCTCGCCGACCTGGCGAGCACCGCGAACCCTGACCAGGGCGACGGTTCCGAGCCGGACGAGGACGGTTCCGAGGACCGGGCCGCGGCGCCGGCCGGGCCGCCTGCGAGCCACCTGCGCCGCAAGCTGCGAGCGCTCGACCTGCTGTCGTAAATCCCGGGCGGGCTGCCAGAGCGGCCGAATGGGGTCCTAGCTACTACGCCGGAGCGCGCCGCTAGGGGCGATCGCCCGGTGTCGAGAGTTCGAATCTCTCGCCCGCCCACTACGGCCGGCCACGAGCCGGCCAAATGCCGATAGGAGCGAGCCGGACCGCCGGCCGTGACCCCGAGCCGCTCGCCGCCAGCTACGGCGGGCACTCGCCGGGACGGCCAATAGCGGCACCACTCGGCGACGCGGCAACGCAACCCGCACGGCAAATAGCCGCGCGTCTTTTGGCATTCCCTGAGGAGGGAACAAGACATGAACCGCGAGAAGCTCGAAAAGGAGCTTACCGAGGCTCGCTCCGACCTGTCCGGCCTGCTCGCTGCGGCCGAGGCCGACGGCGACCGCAGCCTGACCGCCGAGGAGTCGAAGCGTTTCGACGAGCTGGAGGCCACCATCGAGGCCCGCAAGGCCGACCTGCGCCGCGTCGAGGTCGCCGAGCGTGAGGCCGACCAGGCCGCCAAGCTGGCCGAGGCCCGCAACAAGCACGGGCTCGGCGACGGCGACCCGTCGATCCGTGTCGGCTCCGAGGAGCGCACCTACCGCCGCGGCGGCCAGCACCGGTTCTATCAGGACCTGTGCGCCGTCTCCCTGCCTGGTGGCAACTACGCCGCCCAGGAGCGGCTGCAGCGCCACGCCAAGGAGCAGGCCGTCGAGGCCCGCAACTCCCGCTCGGCCGTCTCTCAGATCCAGGCCCGGGCCGGCGTCGACACCTCCGATACCTCGGCCGGTGTCTTCCTTCCCCCCGACTACTTGCTCGACGAGTACATCGCCCTGCCGCGCCCCGAGCGCGTCCTGGCCGACCTTGTCCGCCAGCAGACGCTGCCCAAGGGTCCGATGCAGATCTCGATCCCGAAGGTCACCACCGGGACCGCCGTCGGCGCGCAGGCGACCGAAAACACGGCCGTCACCGAGCAGGACCTCGCCGCTCAGTACGTGACCGCCAACGTCGGCACCCTGGCCGGTAAGCAGGTCGTGTCGCTGCAGGCGATCGAGCAGTCCTCGGTGCCGTTCGACGACATCGTGTTCCAGGACCTGCAGCGGGCGCTCGACGCCCAGGTCGAGAACGTCGCCGTCGCCGCCACCCTGGCTGTGACTGGCCTCAACTCGATCACCGCGACCTACACCTCCGGCCCGCACGACGGCTTCAACACCTTCTACGCCGACATGAAGGCC